GCTCAGTTTAATCGAATAATTAGATATATTGGCATAACAATATCAGCTGTAGTAAATGGTGCATTTAGAATTACACCAAATACCCAATCATCATATCTAATAGGACCTAATGTAATCATACAAGGTGATAGTGGTGCAGTGCCTGCTTTAAGAGCAACTGCATATGTGTCCAATTGTTTGGGTGGTCAGGTTAGAAAAATAACCATGATAAATCCAGGCAGACATTATTCTGTTGCAAATGCAACCATTAGTGCAAATTCATCGCACGGGTCTGGTGCTGTTATAGTTCCGATATTATCACCACCTGGTGGTCATGGTAAAAAAGCCATTGATGAATTATGCGCTAAAAATGTCATGATTTCCGTATCTTTAGGTTTAGCGGATGCTAATACATACCCCTCCAATAATGATCTAAGAACAATTGGTCTTATAAGAGATCCAAAGCTTAGAATAGGATCTGCTGCAAATGTAGCAATCATAGATCAATGCTCTCGCATAACATTGACTGGCGCATCAGGTGATTTTAGAGAAGATGAAATTGTTACAGGATCGATCAGTGGTGCCAAAGCAAGAGTTGTGCTTTTTGCAAATACAAATGCTACAAAAACCAACGGAATACTTAAAGTTGTTAGAGTTACCACTGGTGGTACAGGAATCTCATTTACACCAGGTGAGACAGTAACTTCTACATCAACAAATATAACAGCTACAGTATCTGCATTTGATAAGCCTGCAGTGCGAGAAGGTACTGGCCAGGTGTTATACATAGAAAACAAGACTCCAATTACGAGAACTTCTGATCAAGTAGAAGATTTTCGTTTTGTCGTGACCTTTTAAGGGCAGGAAAAAAAGATGCCAGCATCTAATACCGTCACGCTGAACACTAATTTCAATGTTCACCCGTATTATGACGATTTCGATGAATCAAAAAATTATCATCGTATTCTTTTTAGACCTGGACTTGCTGTTCAGGCTCGTGAACTTACTCAGATGCAAACAATCTTGCAAAATCAGATCGATAGATTTGCTGAGCATGTTTTTAAAGAAGGGTCAATTGTTACAGGATGTCAATTATTATTTGACCGTGCAGTGTTTTATGTAAAATTGCGTGACAATTCTACATCAGGTACGTCAGTTAATGTAGCATCATTTTTAAATAATACCATAGTAGGTCAGACATCAGGTGTCTCTGCTAGCGTATTATTAACAAATTCAGGTTCAGAAGCAAATACACCTAACTACAAATCTCTATTTGTAAAATATACTGGCTCGAATGGAGCCAATCGTACTTTAGCAAATGGTGAAATAATCACCACAACAAGTGGTCTTAGCGCAAATCTAATAACAGATGCCGCCACAGGTATGACGACCTTAATCAAGGTTTCTCCAGGTATCATATTTGCAAAAGATCATTTTATACGCGTCGAAGAACAATCTTTATTACTTTCAAAATATAGTTCTAATGCAACATATCGCGTTGGTTTTGAGGTTTTCGAAGAAATCATAAATGAAAATAATGATCCATCATTATTAGATCCTGCATCAGGAGCATATAATTATGCTGCTCCGGGCGCAGAACGACTAAGATTGACTCCAAGATTAGTTAAACGTGATGTTTATGAACCATCAACAAACAATTTTATAGAACTTGCTTTTGTTAAAAATGGTTTAGTTCAAACTCGTTTTGATAAACCTGAATATAATAAAATAAAAGATTATATGGCTGAACGTACATATGATGAGTCTGGTAATTATATTGTTCGAGGATTACAGCCTAGGGTAAGAGAACATTTATTAAGCGGTGATAATCAAGGTGTTTATACCACAGATGAAGGTGGTAGTGCATCTCGATTAATTATTGAAGTGTCACCAGGTAAAGCTTATATCATGGGTTATGATAAAGAATATCTGGTAAGTCAAAAAGTTACAATAAGCAAGGCAACCGATTATAATTCTGTTGAGCAGGTATCTACAACTGCCGATTACGGAAATTATATTACAGTATCTAATATGTCTGGTCAATGGGATATTAATGGCCAGAGCAGAGTTACACTTCGTGATGCTAAGATGAACTCGATCACAAATGGTGTATATTCTACAACATCTCTTGCTGGTAGTATAATTGGTTATGCGAGAGTTAGAGCCATAGAATATTCATCTGGTACACCAGGTCTGTCATCTTGCGAATATAAGATGTATCTGACTGATATTCAGATGAGTGATAATAGATCATTTACCGAAGTAAAATCTGTAGGATATGATACAACTGTAGCTGATGGTAAAGCTGATATTGTTGGAGCTGATGGTACAAATGCGTCTACCACAGATCCGTCTTTTGATATTGGGGTATTCCCATTACCTGTAACTGCTGTCAAAACTATCAGAGCGACCGATAATACTGTAGATACAAATTTTAGCTTTAAGAAATTATTTGATATCGCTTTTAGCACAGGTTCAGGTAGTCAAGCAACCTTGTCAACCGGTAGTGCTTCTGAGACGCTATCTGGTTCTGGAACTATTTCTGATGATGCTACTCGCACAAGATTTTATGTGGTATCAAGAGGCTCATCAAATACAACCAATTTGACTGGTACTGTTACAATAACATCAGGTAGCACAGCTGTTACAGGTTCAGGTACAGCATTTACTACCCAGTTAAGTCCTGGTGATATTATTGCATGTAGCCCAACTCAAAAATTTATAGTTAGCAGCATTACCGATGCTACCAACTTAGTTTTGACTGCAAATGCTGCATCTTCAACCGGTGGTGCTTTCCATAAAAGATTCCTTGAAGGACAAGTCATAGATTTTGCCAATAAGGGTGGTGGCGGCGATCGTTCTATTGCGATAAGTTCATCAACACAAGCCACATTTAATTTAAATGAAAATTTGAATACAGCATTAAATGCTACTGTTATTACCGAACTGAATAAGGTTGATGGACAAGAATCTGAAAAGGTTATAGCTAGAAATCGTCTGGTTCAGCTTAGTCTTTCAAGTGATCTTGTAGGACCATGGGTACTTGGTTTATCAGATGGCTTTAGAATCGTGTCGGTTCGCAAAAAAAGTGGGTCTAATTTTACATCTACCTCAGAAGGTACTGATGTAACAAATGATTTTACACTAGACAGTGGTATGCGCGATACCATATATGAACATGCAAGATTGGTAAAAAAGTCTACTAGCTCTTTGACATTGTCATCTGGTGATCGTCTCCTTGTAAAAATTGATCATTTTACACATAGCTATTCTACAGGAACTGGATATTTCTCAGTAGATTCTTATCCGGTTGATGATGAAACTGCAGGTACAGATACAACAAAAATATACACATATGAAATCCCTGTATATTTCTCACCTAAGACCGGCAACCGTTATGATTTGAGAGATTGTATCGATATTCGTCCAAGAATGACGGATACCGCAGCTAGTGTTACAACTTTAACTGGTATTACAACCAATCCTACATTATCCACTTCACTTGATCTGCCTACAGGTGGATTGCTTCATGCTGCACCAGGCGAAAATTTCACTATGGATTTAGATTATTACCTTAAGCGTAATGATCGTATCGTTTTAGATAAAACAGGTAATTTTAGAGCTATTAGAGGTACGCCGTCATTAAATCCGATAACACCGGATGAACCTAATGGCACGATGTCAATAGCAACTATCAATCTAAAACCTTATCCATCACTTCCTGATGAGCAAGGTCGCAGGGTTTCTAGAACAGATTTATCAAACTCGATTTATCCGATCAAAAACCCAAGATTTACTATGAAGGATATTGGTGTTCTTAGAGATCGAATTGAATCTTTGGAATATTATACTTCATTAAATCTACTAGAACAAAATACAAAATCTCTTACCATTAAAGATGCAAGTGGTAATGATAGATTCAAAAATGGTCTTATAGTCGACCAATTTGCTGGTCATAATATTGGTGATGTTAGAAATCCTGATTATAATATCTCAATAGATCAGACTACAGGAGAAGCTCGTCCACCATTCAAAATGGACAATTTTGAGCTTTTCTATAATGCTGCTAATTCTGTGAATGTTGTTCGCACTAATGTTACCGAAAATGGAGTTTCACGCGATCAGACACTCTTTATTTCAGGTAGCTCATCATTTGCTAATGGCGAATTGTTAAATGCTGGTGATAATGCAGCACGTTTGCGATTCCAAGTAGGAAATAAACTATACATTGAAGATGCTTCTGGGAATTTCTCATCTGGTACTTCAGTTAGAGGAACATTTAGTTCGGCCACAGCTCCAATAACTGGTGTGCAAAAACAAGTTCCAGGTGATCTAATCACGATGATATATTCTCATCGTCCGTTTATAACTCAAAAATATGCATCATCTACTAGAAATGCTGCTGGGTTATTTTGGAAGTGGGTTGGGAATGTTATCTTAGATCCAGATAATGATTACTGGACAGATACAGTTCAACTTCCAGATGTGCAAGTAAATGTCAATCAGTTTAGTGATAACTGGCTGAATATGCCCAATGGTTGGGGAACATCTTGGAACTCTTGGCAGACAACATGGCAAGGAACAAGCGACAAAACAGATACTCGCAGACAGACATCTGGTGGTGATAGTGGTACTTTAACTTCAGTAACTACAACTACTACTTCAAGTGAAATTCGTACAGGAACTGCATATGATGTAGTCCCACGCGAATCCACACATTCAACTGGTTCTCGTGTAGTATCAAGCAATATCATACCATTTATGAGATCGCGACTAATAAGATTTACTGGTAAAGGATTAAGGCCAGGTAGTCGCATATATGCATTTTTTGATAGTACAGCAATTAGTAACTATGTTACACCTACAGATTCTAATTTTAATCCAATTGGATCTGAGGGATCTAGTCTGACTGCAGTTGCAAATGGTGATGTATATGGTACGTTTAGATTACCAAATGATAGCAATCTCAGATTTAGAGTTGGCACAAAAGTATTCCGACTAACTGATAGTCCAACTAATTCTTCTACTACTGGAACTGTGCTATCAAGCGCGGAAGGTATGTATACTGCGCAAGGTCAGTCGCAGCAGACCCAAACTACAATGGTCACTACAAGATATCCTGAGATAGTTTCAAGATCGGTATCTGAAACTAGAACTACATCTTCAAGTGTTGTTAGTTCAACCTTTGTACCAGACCCCAAACCACCACCACCACCGGTTTATATTGAGGTTCCAGTCGAGGTACCGGTACCTGTTGTTCAAATTGTAAAGGAAGTTGTTGAGGTTGAAGTTCCGATTTATGTTCAGGTAACACCACCACCTCCTGAATTACCACCGCCACCACAACCCCCAGTATCACCTCCTCCGCCACCACCACCTCCACCTCCGCCGCAACCGCCGCCTCCGGAACCAGAACCACCATGGTGGGATACTGGCGGAAGCAGTCCAAGCAGTGACTCAGGTGAAGGTGCAGATGGCGGTGATAGCGGCGGCGGTGATAGCGGCGGTGATAGCGGCGGCGATGACCCTGTAGCCCAATCATTCTTGATCTCATCAAAATCTCTTGGAACTACATCAAGTGGGATATTCGTCACTAAAATCGATCTATTTTTTGCAACAAAACATGATACACTAGGTGTTGAAATCCATCTGCGTGAAGTAGATCCTGTATCATATGGTATAACTTCAAGAATGGTTCCGTTTAGCCGTGTTGTTTTGATGCCAGATGAAGTAAATATTAGTGATGATGGATCTAGTCCAACGCCAGTATATTTTCCATCACCCGTATATTTGCAAGACGGTAAAGAATATGCATTTATTGTAAAACCGATTGCATCAAATCCTGATTATAATTTGTTCGTTTCTCGCTTAGGTGAAAGAGATATATTGACTGGTGATCGTATCACCACACAGCCGGCCGCAGGTACTCTATTTGCATCTTCAAATGATAGACAATACTCACCTGTTCAAGAAGAAGATATCAAGTTTACATTGTATCTTGCAACATTCTTGAAATCTTCATCGGGTAGAGCTACATTTAAAAATGAACTTCGTGATTATATGACAATAACAAATGCTAATGGTGCATTTGATAGAGTGGGCGAATCTGTTCATGGTGAATCTATATTGACAGGTGTGTTTGCTACCACAAATACACAGCCGGTCAATACTGGTGTGACATTTGTTCAAGGCTTGACTTCTGGTGCAACGGGTACTATCTCTAGATTTAGCCCGACACAGCTTCGTGTGCGTAATATAACCACAACTGCAAAATTTGTTGGTGGTGAAATTATTCGCATCCGTAATCTGGGCGCCAATTCACAAAACCCAACATCAGGTCGCATTATCGGTGTATCTAATGGTGCAATAACTTCTGTTACAACACCTGTTGGTTCCGTAGTGTATTATAATGCAGTAGGGTTTAGTAATACTCTCTTGCACTTAGCAAATGTGTCATATGTAAATAGTGGACCCGCTTCTACATCAGGTAGAGTATTCTTTGCGAATACATATATTCGCGGTCAAACTACAGGTTATAATGCATATATTGCTAAGATGAATAGTCTAAGAGCTGATGTTATTAACTTCAGCACGGATTATATTCATCCAGCTAATACTGGTGTTGCTTTCTATGGTAAATTTGCCACTAGCAGTTCTACGCGTGACACCACATCACTACGTCTATATCCAAATGATAATTATGAATTTGATGCTCCACGATTCGTGCTAAGTCGTAGCACAGAATCTAATACAGCAGCATCAAGTTCTACTATGGCATCTGATAGATCCGCTGAGATATCAATTGCAATGGCAACTCAATCCGCCTTTGTATCACCTGCAATTGATGTGAAGCGCATATCAGTAATTACCGTAGAAAATATGATTAACGCCAATACAACAAATGAAGCTGGTAAAGCTAGTGGCGGCGGTGCTATGGCAAAATACATAACACGCAAAGTCACCCTAGCAGACGGTCAAGATGCTGAAGATATTAGGGTATATGTAACATCATATAGACCCCCAGGATCTGATGTATTGGTATATTATAAGGTATTACACAAAGAAGATAGTGATACGTTTGACAATTCTATCTGGGTTCCGATGTCGATTATAAATGAAGAAGGTGCAACTGCATCTACAGTATATTCTAGCTCGGAAGACCAGAATGATTTCAAAGAATATATCTATGAAATTCCAGATTATGGTAATACCTATAGATCAGGTGCGAATACAACCAATTCTGATATTTTAGAATATCGCAATTCTGCCGGAGCTAGATTTGTTGGTTATAAGTACATGTCGATTAAAGTGGTCTTAACTAATACCACTACGACGCGGCCGCCTAGATTGGATGATTTGCGAGTGATTGCGCTTCAAAGATGAAATTAGTTAAAGCAGATAATGCGCCTGGTTTTTCTCGCGATCCGACAAACCAGGCGGTATTATCAACAGATATCTCTGCGCTTCAAGCTTATAAAGCAAAAAAGCGCAGAGAACGTCAAGTTGATGATGCTTTGCATGATATAAATACATTGAAGCAGGAGATGTCTGATATCAAAGGACTGATTTTACAGTTACTTGAGAAGAAAAATGGGTAGGGGCGCTTATGTCTAAAATTGCAAATGTAGCACTTACCAATACGTTTGATACGTGGCGGATTAGGACCAATCAGGTCTTTCATCGAATCAATCAATTTGCAATAAATGAAGCATCATTATATGCTAATAGCGTAACAGCAAATGTACGTTTTACATCTCTTGGTTTTACAAAATTAGGTGATTCTACTAGCGATTCTACAATAGTTAATGGTACATTGACAGCAAATACCATATTAAATGTAACAGGAAATACTACTGTGGTCGGTGTAATTCGTTCAACAACTGGCGGATTTAAATATCCTGACGGCGCAACTACAACCGCACCACTATATGTCTACAATTCTGCTGGTACTCAAGTATATCCGTGAGGTGAACTGATATGGCATCGCCTCTAAAATTAAAAACGTCTGGAGCTACCTTTCAAGGGCTTCAGACTATGACAACCGCAGAACAAGATTATTCTATAGATGTTATCTTAAAAGATTTTGCTGCCACACAATCTGGTGTCGGTACAGTTAATGTAGATGGAGCAACTGGCACCTCAATAGGTGCTTTTGTTGATACTACTAGACCTGGCGCTGTTGGTGATCATCCGGTAGGTACTACAATCACATCAGTAACTTATACATTCAAGCAGGATCTTGGTTCTGCTAGCGAAACTTCACTATTACGTCCATTAGAATTTTCTACTAATGCAATTAGGGCCCAAAATGATACCCAATTAAATGGTGCTATCATATCAAATGCATTAACCAATCTTGTAACAACTGGTATTGGTTCATATGCATTACAACCATCTTCTCCTAGTGGTACCTGGACTTCAATAGCAACTATTACAAATACTACAAATTCTGGTTCTGATTCTACGACATTGTGGCGAAAGACAGGTGGAACCACACCAACAACAGTTAGACCTTTACGTCTTGATGGTACAGCAATCCGTGAAATGACGGATGCAAATATTCAGACTTTG